ATCAGCCTGTCGATGTGTTTCAAACGCAGGATGTGTGTTTAAAAAAGTTTTGGCTTCATCAATTTTAGGTTTTAACTCTTCTGTAGTTAAGTATTGATTACCAACTTTATTTAATCCAGTATTTTGTAAATCACCAACTTCACGCCAGTTTCCTGACTTTACAAAGTCTTGAACAAAAGGGAGGTATTGTTCATTTGGAGCGCGATTTTGTTTTCCTTTAATTTGAATAATTGATGATGGAAGTTCTCCATATTTTTCTTTATAAATGTCAGTAAAATGTTTATTTAATTGTTGATTCAAATCATATCGTTGATCACCATCAGCATTTTTAATTAACTCTTTTTCTTGTTCTGGCGAATTTATTCCCATCCTTTGCTTGGCTTCATTTTGAATAGCTAATGGGTCACCGCCTCTTTCTTTAACATCACCCCAACCAGCATTGTTATTTGGTTTTACTTCAACCGTCACATGAGGTTCACCTCTGGCATCCCTGAGACTGAATATGCGTGACTGACCAGAAATAACACTAGGACAATATCCACCAACGCAGTGACCCATTGTGTCGCCTTCGTACTTTAGGGCATCAGCTAGTTTCTGTTCACGCTCTTGGCGATTATGTAAATTTAAAGCTTCTTTTTCTGTTGCACCAACGCTAACAGTTTTACCAGAAGGATCAACCATTTTGAATAATGCGTCTTCATAAGGCTCTTGTATCTCTGCATATTCAGGTATTGATGCTTTGGCTTCTTCGGGTGTGTTCCATTTTCTTTCTGCTATTCCTCGTGCATCTAATCCAAATTGACCATTGTCTGCACGAATGGCATACCCTGTACCTTCTGGGTGGGGCACTACTTCCCAATTTGATTGTGTTGGGACATCTTTAACAATTGAATGTCCTTCAGGCAACTTAGCTTCAGGCATTGCCAACTCAATCCACTTGTGGCCAGTGGGATACTCTTTAACCGTTGGCATACCCTCAGTCATTTTGATCTGAGCTTCAGCGGCTCTCTTAGCCATCTCTTGATCGTACTCATAAACACGACGGACAGCCTGCTCCATACTGACATTTTTTAGGCTTTCAGGGCGTAGTCGGCCGTTCTGTAAGTCTTGCCTAAGAACATCCATAATATGTGAAAAACCAAGGTCTCTTGACATTGAATCCATGTTTTCAGGATAGTAGACTGGCGTGCTTGGATCAAGTTTTGTCAACCAAGGATTGTCAGTTACAGTTGACTGATAGCCTTGACGAATTTCTGTGGGTGTCAATGGCCTTGTATGTTGCCCTGCTGTTCCAACATTCAGCATCTCATCGGCAATCCTTTCCCAAGCTTTGGCGGTATTTGACGCCCCAAGATCACTTGGATTAAAACCAGCTTGCATTCGCTTCACCGCAAGTTTTTCTGGTAAGAATGTATTAGCAAAATCAATTTCATTGGCAGGCATATGAGTAATACCTTGCTCTGCCAACTTACGCACTGGGTCTTCAGGTGTACCCATTTCTTTCTTAACGTAATTGGTCAGATTCTTATCAATCCACTGATTAAGTGCTCCCTTGGATATATCAGCTTCTCGATTGTTCTCAAGATGTTGGGCAATGCGCAAACTTGCTTCATCACCTTTTTGCTTTAAGTTTTCAATCCTAGCTTCTCTGGCTTTTTCAAATTCTGGGCCATGAAAATATCTGACATTCTTTATAAGATCGGATTGCTTTAAACCTTCTAAAGCCTTCTCAACATTACCGTTTAGCCAATTGCCACCTTTAGGCTTAACAACAAAGCTAGGTTGTGGAACGATGGACTTCAACCAGTCTGGTCCTTGACCCATGGCCGCACTGCTCAAGCCTTCGCCTGCAATCTTTGCCGCGCCTTTGATACCCTTACCAGCTAAACCTGCAACGTCTCCTGCAAAGGGAGCTACGTCCAAAGCAAAGTCAGCCACATCAGGTTGAAGTCTTGTTGTACCACCTAAACCACCAGCTCCAGTGGTCAAAGGCTCACCTCTTGACAATCTACCCAAGACCTTACCTGTGGACTCTATGGGCAATAAATCTGCAATTGTGAGGCCTCTGGTCTTGATCTCCTTACCATCAACAGTGGGATGCGCCATCCACTCTAAGGCTTTAGATAGTTCAGCAAGATACCTGTTCTCTGGGCTAGCCTTTAGTTCGTCAGCCATCGTGACCTCGTAGGAAAAGAGTTTTTCACATTATGCCAATCATTTGGGCTTGGGTCTACTGGGCATAGGGATTTACAGACTTTCTAGACCTTCCTGAGTCCACAAAGTCGTCCATGTCCCATGCCTCTGGTCTTGGGCCATCAATGTCTAACCAGCCTGCATCCCTCAAATACCTCAAAGCCTGCGTCATGGCATCCACATAGTCGTCATGAGCTGACTCAGGAAACGAACATATCTGGCTGACCATGCCCTCAGCCCAGTCCTTTACGTAGCCCTTGTTGTTGGAACTCTCAGGTATCCATACACGACCCATGGCAATGATGTTGGAGACAATGTTCAAGCGTTGGGTTTTGTCTGCTTTACCGGGGTTATACGCCCTCACAGGCAAGTGTGCCCTTTGTAGGTCTTGTATCAGGGAAATCCCTGCTGACTTGTCTTCTACTAGGATCAGGTCAACTCTCTTCTTCTCTTTGCCATCCCCATACACAACCTCATACTCTTCTTTAACTTTGGGGCGTAAGTCTGGGTACTGCAGTCTATCTTGCCAACAGTCAATCACCATCACGCTCATTGGTCCATCAGTAGGCTTGAACATCCCAAAGGTTATGGAAGCTGTAGGATCGTTCACTGTCTTGTCAGTGTAAGCACAGTCATAACTCTGGACGATGTACTCGAACTTGGGGAAGGCTTTACCAGCAGGCCAGAGTCTGAACATAGACCTCTTTATAATACCTACGTCCTCAGCATCCAGAACCACGCCCATGACCTCTTGGTCGAAAAGTCTAGTCCCTTTGTAACTTAGGAGCTGATTTTGGAAGCTTGGAGCTAAGTTGTCGATGTTGGCATAGGTAGAGGCTCTGGTCACCAGAACGTCCTGTCCTTCCCGCCCTACTAGCTCAACGATCAAGTCTTTGGGTCTTGGAGTTGTTGTACAGATGATTCTGGTCTTCTGTCCCAAACGCACAGAGAACATGATCTGGTCCCACGTCTCTTGAAGATAATCGTACGCCGCCAGCTCATCACACCACGCTCCATGCCACTGAGGTCCCCTGAATCGGTTAGGCTCCGAAGCTGGTATCCCCCCAATGATCGAACCATTCACCAAAGTAATCTGGCTAATACTTTTGTTGTAGTCAGCAATCAATGGTGGAGGTATGACGTTGATGAGTCCTGAGTCTCCTTCTATGCAAGTTCCCCTGATGTCAGCAGAAGTAGGAGCTGTCACCAACCAACGAGTCTTTGGCTGAGTCCAAGCCCACCACCATATCTGCTCACTTGCTAGTCTAGTCTTCCCTGCTCCTCTACCTGCTAGGACGAGTTGGATACTGAACCAATCTCCATGAGGAGGAAGTTGGTGCTTGTGAGCACTCTTTAGCCATTTAAGCCTAGATGCGTAGGCAATCTGGTCTAAGTCATCTAACTGGTCAAAAGCCTCTTGGACCTCAGGATCAGCAAGAATTGAGAAGACGTCATCCATTAGACGATTTCAACTCGATGTTCTTCATCACCTCAGCCATCATCTCCTTAGCCTTAATCCTGTGCTCGTGGACTACTGGGTTCTCAGCATCCCCAGCTATCTCTGTTCTAGCTAACTTGGGTACGTGATACTCCACTACGCTTTGGAATAACTCAAACGCCTTTGCTGGGTTTGGTTTGATATCTCTAATCGGATCACCCTCTGCTACTGCATCAAGCCACTCAGTGAGCCTGTGAGCGTTTTTATCAACAAATAAGGCTATGGCCTGTCTTGCCTCTGCTGTGCTCTTGTTGGGCGTTCCTACCTGCCTCCCACCTGTCTTTTGACCTACTGTCATTGTCTTTACCCCTAAGTTAATCTAGTGTAGATAAGTTAGTGCACGCTAACAACATTATGGTCATTGTTGCATTCCCTATCTAAAGTCTTATGCTTAGAAGATAGTTTATCTTAAAGTGTTTGTTTTTGCTATCCCTGCATGACTCTTCTGTTGAGTCTGTCTATTGTGGCTTTTTGGGCTTTTATTTGGTCGTTTGCGATCTCTAGCTTGTTCTCTAGGTATCTCAGCCTTGCTTGGGCATACTCTACCCAGTTCATCCACTCTAGGTCGTTGACCTCTTCTTGTGTTGGTGTTTTTGGGTTTACGTTCAATGGCTGGGCTTTGTTTGCCTTGATGGTAGTTTGTCTGGGATTCAGAACAGACTTAATCTCTTTTTTTTCTTTGGGTGCCTTGGTCGCAGGAGTCTTTGCCTTGGCAATCGTGCGCTTTTGTGTCATCTTTAGTTCTCCATATTGTACCACAATCGGTACATTTGTAAATAAAATCAACTACAACTTCTAACTTCCGATTGCGTACTTGTCCCCTCATCTTGGCGTTGTACGTCTTGATTTGTTCGATCATTTACTTGTTGTTAACTTAATCTTTTGTTAATCATTATACCAATAGTTTTCTACCCAGTGTTCATACCATCCCCACATGAATAGCCAATCCCAATATCTTCGTCCAAATGACTCTTGATCTTCAAAAGTACTCTTGGCTACAAACAAACAAAACTCCTTTGATGGTGGCTCTCTGGTCATCTCTTCATGCTCCGAATATGGATGGTAAACGATGCAATGGTGTCCTCCCCAAAACCTTTGAACTTCTCGATCTCTCGGGCCACCTCCTCAATAACCTTGTTTCTCAGTTCCTCAGAGAGTGAATCAGCCTTCTTGATCAACTCCTCCTGCCTGCGGGATATCCTCTCGAACTCATCGTCTTCAGGTGTCTTCATCTTGGGCATGGTCTCCCAGTTGGGGGCGTCCTTCTTCCAATCCTCATATGCTTTATCAAAAGCTTTGTTGATGTCAGTCATGCGTTTTCCTTAATGTGTTCATCCATCTTTTGAAAGAAGTCTTCTCTGGCCTCTTTATTGTCGATTAGAACCTTTACAAACATCCCGTGGCTTCTATCCCTATCCCTGAAGTAAAAAGCCGCTCCCGTCGCCAATACAGCCCAGCAGAATAGGAATAATTCTGCAAATGTAAATTCAATCATGTGTTGCGCTCCAAATACCATTTCCATTTGCGTTTCTTGGCAATCAAAAGAAAAGATTCCCTAATGTATTCAACAGCAGGAATATCCATTACTTTTATTACATCAACCTCTAATGGCGT